CGACGGCTGGCTGGATATGCCCAACGAACCCTCCATGGACCCAACGGAGCCGGTCAAACAATTTGAGAAATGGCGGGCCGCAGGCTTTGCAATCAAAAAGGTCGGCCACGACCGGAAGTTTGCCCGGCCCTATTACACGGCCATGAAAAAGGCCAAGTTTTCCGTTGCCGACCAGCCCCAGCTGGCGGTGGTCAAGTCCGAAGGCCTGCGCTACATCGAGCACAAGGCGAAGATCGGATGCCTGTACTACTGTCACGCGGAGCCTTTTGCCTACTGCGTCCAGAACGTCAGAGGCCAGGAGAAGACGGACGACGTGGTCGTCTATGACAAGATCAACCCCCAGAGCCGCATCGACGTCTTTGACGCTGCCGTATTTGCCACCATCCGGATGCTGATCGACACGGAAAAGAGCTCCACGGCGGCCAAGTGGTTTGACAGCCTCAGCAAAGGAGATTAACACATGGCATTTTTCAAGCGGCGGGACAAGCCCGCCAAAACGCCCCTGCTGGGGCTGTATCTCTCCGGCAGCGGAGACCTGCCGGAAGGGTACTCCCGGCTCATCGACGCACCGGAAGTCAGCGACTGCATCAACCGGATTGCCTCCATCCTCAGCTCCGCGACCATCTACCTCCGCCGGAACACGGCTGAGGGCGACAAGCGGGTCATGGATGACCTGTCTCGCATGGTGGACATCAACCCCATGCCCGGCATCGGCAACCGTGCCCTGCTGATCGACTGGATCGTCTCCACCATGCTGGGCGACGGAGACGGAAACGCTTTTGTCTACCCCCGGCTGGAGGGCGGCGAGTTTGTAGCGCTTGACCCCATGCCCGGGGCCTCCGCCGTCCAAAAGGGCGACACCTATGTGGTCAACTGGCAGGGCACCCCATACTCTCCCACGGACGTCCTCCATTTCCGGCTCCATGCGGACCCGCTGATCCCCTGGCGGGGCCGCGGCATCCGGATCCCCGGCGAGCGGCTGGCACAGTCGATTGCCAACACCAACGCCCTGAAAGACAACCTGTCCAAGCCGGATTACCGTCCGCCCATGGCCATCATCGTCAACGCGGACTCGGACCTGTCCGACAAGGACGCCCGGGACAATTTCCGGGCCCAGTACCTGTCCGACGACCCCGGCGAGCCCTGGATCCTGCCGGATGGTCTGATCGATATCAAGACCTGGAGCCCCATGTCCCTGGTGGACATGGCCGTCAAGGACACCGTGGAGCTGGACAAAAAGAGCGTGTGCTCCCTGCTGGGCTGTCCGCCCTACATGCTGGGGCTGGAATCCTACAGCCAGGCGGCTCACAACAACTTTGTCCGCACAACGATCAACCACATCGCTACAGTCATCGAGCAGACTCTGACTCTTGGGCTCCTGGCCGACCGGCCGGATGAGTATTTCAGCTTTAACCGCCGGCGGCTGTACGACTATGACCTCAAGACCCTGATCGACATCGACAACTCCATGGCCGACCGAGGCTATCTCAATGGCGATGAGGTCCGCGAGGACGCCTACCGGGACCCTGCGGGGCTGACAGAGTACAAGGTCCTGGAAAATTACATCCCCTATGACATGTCCGGGGCCCAGAACAAGCTGAAGGGAGGCGGAGACAACGCCGAAACAGTATAGATCCCAACGGTCCGCATTTACGGACCCCTCCGCAGAGGGCGGAGAGCCGCACATCTCCGGCTATTTTGTCGTTTTCGACCAGCCGTACTACGTCTGGGACGACATGGAGGAGGTCGTTGACCCTCACGCCTTTGATGGCTGCGATATGTCCGACGTCCGAGCGCTCTATAACCACGATGAGCGCCTGGTTTTGGGCAGAGCTAGCCAAAACACCAGCACGCTGACGTTTTCGGTCGACTCCACCGGCCTCTATGCCGACATCCAGGTCAACCTCGACGACCCGGAGGCCATGGCAGCCCGGGCCCGCATCCTGCGGGGAGACATCGACCAGGCGTCTTTTGGATTTGAGGAAAACGATGTGGAGTATGTCGACCTTCCGGACGGCCGGGTCCGCCGGATCATCCGCGGCATCGCCAAGCTCTACGAGATCAGCGTCT